TTATTGGAATTTAGAATGGGTATCGCAAGAACAAAACATACATCATTACTATAACTCAGATGCAAAGAACAAACCTCGTAATATGAAAAGAGTTGAGGTATGGAGTAAAGATGGACATTACATTAACACTTACTCATCCATTAACCAAGCAGCTAAAGCATTGGGAGTTAGTGCATCATCCATCCACAATCAATGTAAAGTTGGAGGAGCTAAGAATCCAAGAACTTACCTATTCAAATACGAAGAGTAATTTGAGTGTTATATATGTGTATATACCCTTTAAAAAAGGAAATAAAAGAATATGGCTAGATTTGAGAAAGGACAGAAAGGAGGACCTGGCAGACCTAAAGGTAAATTGAATCGTTCTACGGAGCAGATGAAGTTAACCATTGCCAGAGCAATCAATCACCAATTGGATAACATACAAGCGGATATGGATAATATTCGTAAGGAGAATCCAGCCAAAGCATTAGAGTTAGCAATAAAGTTGATGGAATACACCATACCAAAGTTAAAGAGTATGGATATGAAGATGGATGCAGATATTACGGCTAAGATTGAGAAATTGGAGATAGAAGTTATTAACACAACAAAGGATGGAAGTAAAGATAAAGACAAGTAAGACCTTTACGGATATCTTACATGGACCTCGTATAGTAATCCTACAAGGTGGAACGAGAAGTGGTAAATCTTATTCCGCTGTTCAATACTTAGTAGTTCAAGCTCTACAAAACCCCGATACGGCTATATCCATTGTCCGTAAATCCTTCCCATCCTTACGCATTTCAACTCTAAGGGACTTTAAAGAAATAATGAAGGAGTTGAACCTTTGGAATGAAAACGATTGGAGAGCAAGTGAAAATCAATATTCTTTTGATAATGGCTCAACGATTGAATTCCTTTCGGTGCAAGATGGTGAAAGAAGAAAAGGAACAAAGAGAGATATCTTATTTGTGGACGAGGCAAATGAATTAGATTGGGATGATATGTTCCAGCTATTCATTAGAACAACACAAAAAACCATTATAGCATACAACCCATCATTCCCTGTTAACCATTGGATATATACACAAATGTTAACACACCCTGAAGCAGAGAGAATCATCTCTACCTATGCTGATAACCCATTCTTAGAAGATTCTATTATAGCTGAGATTGAGAGGTTGAAAGAAACCTCTCCCTCATATTGGAAAGTGTATGGTGAGGGTAGAGAAGGTATGAGCGAAGGGTTAATCTTTGATAACTTTAGTGTAATTGATTACATACCTGATAACGCTGAATTGATTGGATACGGAGCTGACTGGGGATTTAGTAATGACCCATCTGCTTTAGTAGCCCTATTCAAAACCGATGATGGAATTGTATTGGATGAGGTATTCTACCTAAAAGGATTGTTGACAAACCAATTGGGTAACCTAATCAAAGAAGCATTTGATATACATGGAAAGGCTGTGGTAATTGGTGATTCATCAGAACCAAGAACATTAGAAGAGATATTCCGAATGGGTATTAACATTAAACCAGCAATCAAAGGACCTGATTCAATCAATGCTGGTATTGATATAATGAAACAGCATAAGATATTCATAACAAAACAATCAAAGAATATGTTGGATGAATTCTACTCCTACCTATGGGCTAAGGATAAGAATGGAGATTTGACAAACCAACCTGATAGCAGAAGTATGGACCACGCTATTGATGCAGCGAGATACATTTGTTCATTTATGTTATCACAAAAGAAAAAGAATTACGGAACTTACACACTATCACTACGATGAAAACAAAAGAAGTAACATTAGATACCATCACAAAAGAGGATATCATACAAATGGCTAAATACATTCAGCAATTGGAGCAGTTGAATAAAGACCAAGGAGGGTATATCCTACAACTCCAACAACAACTAACCAATGCTGGAAAGAACCTAAAGAAGTTCCATGAGATGTATAAACAACAAAGTGGTGGTGGTATAAGCACATTTATTGAAGTAGAAGGTAAATTAGAATTATGAAAAAAGAAATAGAAATTAAAGTTCCAACGAATTGGAGCTCAATCCCCCTAAGAAAGTATCTTAAACTCCAAAAGGATTTGGTGGCTTATGGAGATGATGAGATAGCACACACTGCAACCCTATTATATCACATATGCGGAGTTAAACCTGATTGGATACCCCAACTACCCACCGATACATTAAACTCCATTAAAACGGATTTAAGAGGGTTTATGGGACAATCTGATTACGAACTACAAAGAATCATTAAGATAAATGGAATTGAATATGGATTTGAACCAAACTTATCTACTATGTCTTATGGTGCTTATCTTGATGTTACGAAGCATGAGATAATTACGATTGACAAGAATTGGAGTAAGATAATGGCTATCTTATACAGACCAGTAACCAAAAGAACGCTTGGATTATATGAGATTGAACCATATGATTCAAATAAGGTAAATCCTGAACTATTTGATGAAGTAGGAATGGATGTTCACTTTGGAGCCATGTTTTTTTTTCTTCATACATTGGGGGACTTGGTGAACGATACCCTGAACTCTTTGAAGGAGGTGGAGCTCCCTCCCAACATCAAGTCAACTTTGGAAAGAAATGGGGAAGCTATCAGACAGTTATACAATTATCGGGAAATGATTTCTCCAAATTCTCTCTTGTCATTAACTCTCCATTAGAGGAATGTTTACTATATCTTGCGTATCAATCAGATAACGCTCAGTTACAAACACTTCTACAAAAGGAATTATCTAAACGATGATATAAATACATTATCATCTTTGGTTGTTAAAGTATAAGAAATCTACAACAATATGCAAAAGAGACAACCAGCTTGGAAAGCAGCTAATATGAGAGATGGTGTTAAGGGGGGTATCTACATTGGACCAACCCAAGGATTATCATCTCCAAAGAATTCTCGTAGAGGATGTTTGTGTTTAGATTCTAACACATACTCTACAAAATGTTGTGATGGTAACTTAATAAACCAAGGTATTGGACAAACCGAAAGAGAAGCATTGGAAAGAGGAGCTTTCTCAGCGGCTTTCTCAACCGATTTTGACACAAAAGAAATATACAATTACTAAACTATGGCTAACAAGACTAAAGTTCAATTAGAATTAGAAAACCAAACTAATTTCCCTAATAACAATACTGGGTTTATTACTGCGGATAAGCTGAGAAATTTCAATACGGATATTATTGATTCTATGGCTACTTCAGATGATTCAGCATCGTTTGAAAGCAGGATTACTGATAACTCCGAATCAATCGCCCTATTGAGTGGCTCATACGAAGAATTCTCAGGTTCTCAATTCCAAACCTTCTCAGGTTCAGTATCTGAATCATTGGATGGTTTACAATTCCAAATTGATAATATCTATACATCATCTATCGCAGTAGCTGAGGATGGAGTTCTGAAAGGAGATAGAATCTTACAATTCAACTATGGTAAAGAATTAAATGTATCAGTAACCGATACAACCGCATCAATCTCAGTTAGCATTGATACGGGCTCACATGCTACTACTGGTTCAAACACATTCATTGGTAATCAAACCATTACAGGTTCAGTAGACATTAAAGGAGATGTAGATATTGATGGAACGCTGACTGTTAAAGAAATACACACACAATACGAAACCTCATCTATCATCTACGCAAGTGGCTCTACTAAGTTTGGTGATTCATTAGATGATACTCATATCTTTACTGGTTCAGTATCGGTAACCGGCTCATTTGAAGCAACCTTAGAAGAAGGATATGTTTGGGTTGGTGGAACGGATGGACAATCAACAGCGATTCCATCAGCATCTATTCAGGGTGTTCAGTTCCCTTACACTGGTTCAGCACAAATCACTGGTTCATTAGGTGTAACTGGTTCAGTTAGTATATACGATGGAAAATACCTAATGCAATCTGGTAGTGGACCAGCGTATAGAACAGGTCAAGCGGTTGACAACATTGCAGATTTCCACCCTTCAATCCCTAAAGTAAACTCAATCGTAACTCTTACCGAAGCTGAATACGCTGGTATTTCTCCAGACCCAAATACTCTTTATGTGGTAAGTGGTAGTGGAGTTCCTACCTCAGGAACTTCAGGCACTAGCGGAACATCAGGCACCAGCGGAGTAAGTGGAACTTCGGGTGTTGATGGAGCAGATGGAACATCGGGCGTTAATGGAACGAGTGGAGTAAACGGAACGAGTGGTGTTAATGGAACATCAGGAGTAAACGGAACAAATGGAACAAGTGGTGTTGATGGACCTGAAGGACCACAAGGAACTGCTGGTTCTGCTGGAACATCGGGAACATCAGGTGTAGATTCACAAATGTTCATTAAGAAAGATGGTTCATCTTTAGGTTCATTTGGAACTTTGGACTTTACTGGTAGTTTAATTATAGCAACTGATGGAGGTTCGGATACGGCTGTTATTTCCGTAATCCCACCAACGAATGTAGATTCGGCATCATTTGCATTAACTGCTTCTTACGCATTAAACGCAGAAACGGATGGTTTCCCTTACTCAGGTTCAGCTCAGATTACTGGCTCATTGGGAGTTACTGGTTCAATCGGTGTAAACAATGGAAGTAGAAGTGGAGCTGTAATCACCAATGTGGAAGATATCTACGCATCAGTTCCAAACGCAACTAATATTATAACTCTTACTGAAGTTGAATACGCTGGATTAGGAACATATGACCAAAATACATTATACATCATCTCAGGTTCAACAATTACTGATGGAACATCAGGAACATCAGGAACTTCAGGTGTTAGTGGAACAAGCGGTGTAAGTGGAACTTCTGGAGTTGATGGAGCTAATGGCACAAGCGGTGTTGATGGA